GCTCGGCGGTATCTTCCAACAAGGCCCGTCCAGCATTGTCAGCGTCACTGCCAGCACGACCCTGAACCCGACGGCTCACGGCGGTCGTATTATCACGGTTGGCGGCACTCTGGCTGCAAACCTGACCCTGACCCTGCCGACCATCAATACCTCGGCCAATACTGCGGCTTCCGGCCCGGGCAATGACCCGAACACCCTGAACAACCAAGGCGTTGTTTACACGATCTGGGTTCCGACGACCATCGCTACCAGCAGCCTGAAAATCGGCACGGACGGCACGGATAAATATGTTGGTGCGCTCCTCGGCGTAGACACTGACTCTTCAGACGCTTTGGTTGCTTATTCTGCTGGTGCTTCGGACGACTTCATCAATTTCAACGGTGGCACCACCGGCGGTGTTGCTGGTACTTGGGTGCAGATCGTTGCGATCGCCGCGCTGAAATATATGGTGCGTGGCATTGTCCTCGGCTCCGGCACTGTAGCGACCCCGTTTGCTACCAGCTGATCGTAACCCTGAATAGGAGGGTCGATTATGGGTATGCAAACTGATGTCAAAGCCAAGTACTTAGAGGCGGACGGTGCGATCTTCGCGGGTCGTACCCGTCTCAAAGGGCTTACGGTTGCGGTGTCTTCTGCGGGTACGGCGTTGGCGGTATATGACAATGCTTCCGCAGCTTCTGGAACCAAGGTGATCGAAGTCAGCACTGCTGTTGCCGGGGCGTTTAATGTTCTGATTCCGGGCGAGGGTATCCTTGCCGATAACGGTCTCTACCTCGATATCAACGGAGCTGCTGCTGTAACCGCCTACTACGGGTAAGCCATGCAAACAGAGGCGTCGTTTGACCTAGCTGGACGCAAGCTGTTTATCGCCATACCGGCGTATGATTTCAAGGTGTCGGTCAAGATGATCGGTGCCTTGATTCAATTCTCCCGGCAGGCCACTGAGCACGGTATCGGGTTCGAGATCGGCACCATCTCCGGGTGCTCTGTCGTGTCTCGTGCCCGTAACCTGTTGGTGAGCGACTTCCTTGCTTCCGAGTGCGACACGATGCTGTTTATCGACTCGGATATGTCGTTCAACCCGGATGATATTTTCCGGCTGCTGGCATGGTCGCAGAAGAAGGGCATTGTGGGTGGAGTGGGTTGCGCCCGTAAACTCCCGGCCACTTATTACTCCAAGATGGCCAAGGACGTGGAAGGTAACATCACGATGGACGCCATGGGCTTGGTTCAGGCCGAATCCATCGGCACCGGGTTCATGATGATCCAGCGGCAGGTGGTTGAGGAATTGGTGCGGTGTCACCCTGAATGGGAATACTACGACGCCACTGCAGACCGCAAGCTCCACTCGCTGTTTGATTTCAAATCCACCCCCGAAGGCTACATCGGAGAAGACTACCTCTTCTGTGAACGTGCTCGGGCGCATGGGTTTGAGGTGTGGATTGACCCGACGATCAAGTTGGGTCATTTTGGTATTCACGAGTATCAAGGCGATTTTGGCAACGATATCCTTTACCCCATGATCAATGCCGCCCAGATCAAGGCAGAGGACGAACCTTTGAGGGTGGCTTATGGCTAAGAAAACATCATTTAAGACTCCGGCATGGACACGATCCGAAGGAAAAGCAAAGAGCGGTGGTCTGAACGCGAAGGGGAGGGCTTCTTACAACGCAGCCAATCCCGGAAAGCCCGGCTTGAAGCGGCCGCAACCCGAAGGTGGCTCAAGGAGAGACAGCTTCTGCGCAAGAATGTCTGGGATGAAGAAGAAGCTGACTTCCAAGAAGACGGCGAATGACCCGAACTCTCGTATTAACAAAAGCCTGCGGGCGTGGAAGTGTTAAGCCATGGAAATGATGCTGTGGAACGCCATCCTTTCTTTTTTCTTGGCAGGGATGGCAATGATGCTCAAGGGAAAAATGGAAGAGCTTAACCGTATAAGCATCCTGCTCAACAAGACCCGGGAGGAAGTCGCCCGGGAGCACATCACTCGCCGTGAGGTTGATGACAAGGTTGACAGGATTGTTGAGCGGTTTGATGATGGGTTTAAACGGCTTGAGGCCAAGATTGACGACCTCGCCAAAGCGCAAAGAAGTTAAACGAAAGGACGCATGGTATGAACGAAAAAACCAAGGAAATGCTGGCGAACCTTAGCCCTGCCTATGGGATTGCTACCGGTCGTGGGATGTTCGGGAAGATGGCAGACAAGGGGCTTATGGGCCTCGGGGCGCGAGCATTGGCTAATAGTGGCCAGCGTAGGGCCGAAGAAAAAGCCATGCAGGAACAGCTCATGAAGCAGGGCGTTGCCTCTGCCCCCGCTACTACTGCCGCCGCTGCGCAACCAGCGGCTCGCATGAAGAAAGGTGGCCCTGTTTCATCCGCATCAAAAAGGGCAGATGGCTGTGCTCAACGTGGGAAAACGAAAGGACGGCTGGTATGAAAAAGCAAATGAAGATGAATAAAAAAGTCAAACGCTATGACGACGGCGGCTATGTGGATGATGAGGATAGCGGCTTTGGGCCCTATGCCACGATGGTGACAGACGACGATGGCGAAGTGGCGTACCAAGCCGAAGAGCGGATGCCGCGCTCCATGGCACCGGTTGTGCGCAAAGCAGCCCGGACTGAGGCCGCTCGCAGGTCTGCCGTTCAGGCCCGTAAGGCATCTGAGGATTATTCATCCGCCGCCCGTAACAAATACATGGAAGCTCGCGGGTATGATGAGGCTTCAAAGAACAAAAGCCTGAGCAGCGAAGACCGCCGGGCTATGCTTGGGCGTTACGCGCAGGCAATGAAGGACTACGATACGCTGGGTCGCGCCTCGAAGTACGCCGAAAGCAAAGGTATGAAGAAAGGTGGCTCCGTTTCATCGGCCTCCAAGCGGGCCGATGGTATTGCCGTCCGAGGTAAGACTCGCGGGAGGATTTTCTGATGCCCGCTGTGTCGGAAAAACAGAAGCGTTTTATGCAGGCGGTGGCCCATAACCGTGGGTTCGCCAAAAAAGCTGGCGTTCCCCAGTCTGTGGGTCGTGAATTTTCTCAATCAGGAGGTGGTCAAGTGAAAGAATCGAAAGCAATGATGAAGAAAGAAGTGGCCTTCATGAAGAAGAAGGGTGCCCCGAAGTCGATGCTCAGGCATGAGAGGGCCGAAGCTGGCATGAAGAAGGGTGGCAGCGTCTATCGTCGCGCCGCCGACGGCGTTGCTCAGCGCGGCAAGACGAAAGGCCAGATGCTCAAAAAGGGCGGCATGGCGAAGAAGTATTGCTGATCATGATGCCATCTCGTGGAATGGGGGCAATGAACCCCAAGAAGGTTCGTTCCATCAAGAAGCGGGATGGCAATGAGCCAACCAAGCTCTTCAAGAAGGGCGGAAAGGTTCGTAAGTTTTCTGAAGGCCGTGAGGTTGATCGTAAGGCTGGGCCAGAAGATCGTGCGGAACTCAAAAAACGGGATTACGACAAAGAGCCGCCCAAACGTGAAGCTCGGCTGTCGTTTATGGGCGGGGGCGGCAAAGACAAATCTGCAATAGCTGCTGGTGGCCGACTAAGTTACGAAATACCGGCTGGAAAAAACGCTACTATATCGCCGTATTTGGAGGGCTTTGTAGCAAAACCCAAAGGCCGCGAGCTGTTTGGGCGGCTGACGGGCGCTGGCGTGACGTATCAAAAGCAGTTTAAAAAAGGCGGTACAACGACCAAAAGCAAAGTAAACGAGGCTGGCAACTACACCAAGCCCGGAATGCGCAAGGCACTGTTTGAGCGGATCAAGTCTCAGGATGTGCAGGGCACAAAGGCAGGCCAGTGGAGCGCCCGAAAGGCCCAGCTTCTGGCTAAGGAATACAAGGCAAAAGGCGGCGGATACAAAGGATGAAAGCTCCTCAACAAAGCCTCAAGGCATGGACAGCCCAGCGTTGGAAAACAAAGTCCGGCAAGCCCTCCAGCAAGACTGGGGAGAGGTACCTGCCCGAGAAGGCCATCAAGTCCCTGACTTCCGCTGAATATGCCGCCACAACCCGCGCCAAACGCGCAGGGAAGGCCGCAGGCAAACAGTTTGTGCCCCAGCCACCCAAGGTGGCCAAAAAGGTCGCAAAACACCGTAGGATCGCTTAAAGGCCCATTATGACCACATCCGGCACCGTAACCTTCAACCTTGACCTCAACGAGATCATCGAGGAGGCGTTCGAGCGTTGCGGGGCTGAGCTGCGCTCCGGCTATGATTTCCGGACAGCCCGGAGGTCTCTGAACCTTCTGACCATCGAGTGGGCCAACAGGGGCATCAACTTCTGGACAATCGAGGAAGGTTCGATTGCCATGGAGACCGGTGAGGCCACCTATGATTTGCCGGTGGATACCATTGACCTTGTGGAGCATGTTGTTCGCACCGGCACCGGTCAGAACCAGCAAGACCTGACAATCACCCGGATTTCGATGCCTACCTACGCTTCGATCCCAAATAAGAATGCTCAGGGCAGGCCGATCCAAGTATGGGTAGATCGTCAGTCTGGCGCAAAATACCCATCTGGCGGCCAGCCAGCGGGGACGGATGTAGCTACCGGGATTGATTATCCCAAAATACACGTATGGCCAACCCCGAACTCTCCGGGAAGCCAATACACCTTCGTTTACTGGCGGCTCCGCAGGATTCAGGACGCAGGTAACGGCGTTACCACGCAAGACATCCCGTTCCGTTGGATTCCTTGCATGACTACCGGGTTGGCTTACTACCTGTCCCTGAAGCTGCCGGAAGCTCAGGCTCGATCCGCATCCCTCAAGATGGATTATGAGGAGCAGTTCCGCTTCGCCTCGGAGGAAGACCGGGATAAATCCCCGATTCGGTTTGTTCCCAGAAGGATGTTCATTGGATAATGAGCAATCGCTTTGCATCTGCCAAAAATTCAATAGCGGAATGTGACCGTTGCGGATTTCGCTATAAGCTGACTCAGCTCAAAAAGCTGATTATCAAGACCAAGCAAGTCAATATCATGGTCTGCCCTGAATGCTGGGAACCGGATCAGCCGCAGCTCCAGCTCGGTATGTATCCGGTTGCAGACCCTCAAGCTGTTCGCAATCCCCGGCCTGATACAAGCTACAGAGTTTCCGGCAACAGTGGGCTCCTCCTTTCCCCGTCAGATGTCGGGACGCCAGAGGGCGGTAGCCGTATAATTCAGTGGGGCTGGGCTCCTGTTGGGGGTGCCAGATCGAACGATGCAGGGTTGACGCCAAACTTTCTGGCTATGACCATTTCGTTAGGCACGGTCACCGTGTCTGTTACTTAGGAGATTCACATGGACGCGAAAAAAGCCGTACGGAAACACGAACAGCGCATGCACCCGGGCATGAAGCCGACCTTCAAAAAGGGTGGCCCGACCTCGATGGACATGAAAAAGATGGGTCGCAATCTGGCCCGCGCTCGCAACCAAGGGAGCAAATAATGGAAAAGATCAAATCCGTTAAGGTGGCCCCGGTTGGTCTTGCCGAGAACCAGAAAACCCTGAATGACCTGCGGGTATCTGTTGGCAATATCAGCTCCAAAGGCTATCCGGAACCGAAGAGTTCCGGAATCAAGACCCGTGGCAACGGTGCGGCTACCAAAGGCACGATGGCTCGCGGCCCCATGGCTTGAGGTGATTGATGAACTACTCGACGCTTTTTACAACGATCAAGGGGTA